GGAGGTGTTCGGCATCTTGCGTGATGACCAACCACAGCGCCGTTCCGACCTCCCGCAAGATGCCGAACACCTCCGCGAGTTTGCCCTGCCCAGCCGGAGAGGCAAGGAAGTCAGACAACGCCTTCGTACCCGCCACCAGACCGGGAAGCCAACCCGGACCGGCATCACCTGCCCGGAAGATCGACAAGATCGAACTGCCTAGATTCTTCGCGATCTCCCAAACCTGCGACAGGACGGTCAACGCGTTCGCGATCCAGTCGTGAGCCTTCCCGGACTCCCGTGCCGCGGTGGCCCACTTGCTGAACGCGTCGGCGCCGCGCTGGATCCACGATCCGACCCCGGGCAGGAACGCGGAACCGACTACGGCGAACTGCTGAAACCCGTTCAGGAACGGGGCGAACGACGAGCCGATGCGTTGCCACATGTCCGCTGTGTTGCCTAGCGTCACGTTCATGTCCTTCACGAACCCAGTCGACGCCGCCAACTGGGCAGTACCTCGGAAGGCGCTATTCCAACCTTTCCCGATCGCCGGGAGCTGCTGGCGCATCACCGGCAGATACACCGTCGAAAGGCGTCTGATGTCACCGGCGACGCCCGCGAACACTGACTGCTGCACGGTCCTTTGGACGCTGCCCCAAGCTGGAGCGACTACCTTGAGCACATCAACGAGTTGCTTACCGGCCTTCGACAACTTCCCGTACGCTTCGGCTGCCTTGTCCACGCCGCCGCTACCCGCACCCGCGGTCTTCAGTGCGGCTTGCGCGTCGGCTAGGTTCTGCAGGGCGTCGGCCTGGTGTCTCATCGCGGTGAGGACCTCGTCAGACCCGTTGATGCCTGCCGCGGTGCGTTTCTTCTCCTCGGCCGCGAGGACTGTGGTCCGGGCCCGGATCTCCTCCAGGGACATGACCGCCTCGTCGTAGCCGAGCTGCGCGTGTGAGACCGCCAACCCGTCGCCCGACTTCCGCGCCTCCCGCAACGCGATCGTCGCATCGGTCACGGCGAGGACACCGCCGCGCTCATCCAGGGCCGCCCGCCGAAGCAGGTGACTCAGCTCCTTGAGCCGGTCAGCGGCGGTCAGGCGGGCCGCGTTGAGCGCCACCTGCGCTTGAAGTGACGCCTGTTGGGCAGACTGCACCCTGCGTTCCGCTGCGACGAGCGCTTGGCCGTTGCTCGCCGCGCCGCCGGTTGACTTTTTCATCGCCTCGGCGAGTCCGCGGGTTGCCATCATCAGCACGCCGACACCACCAGCGGCAGCGATCATCACCGCGGGCAGAAGCGCGGCGATGCCGACCACCGGCGCGACCGCATTCACCAACGCGACAGCTTGAGCGGCGAGCGTGGCGAAGCCGGCAATCATCGTCGCGGTCGAGGCAACAGAGACGATCGACGACACCTTGATCTTCGACGCCATCGACGTGGAGGAGTCAGCGACCTTCTTCATGTGTGAGGAGGCGGTGTCGCGGCCCTTCAAAAAGTTGAACAGGAGACTCGTGTCGCTCACCCCCGCACACCCCCCGTCAACGCTTCTTGGCTTCTTCTTGCATCCGGTCGATCTGGTGGACGGCCTGCAGAAACTCGTCGACTGTGAGCTCGGTCTCCTGCTGCCTGGGTCCGAGGTGGAACGCCTCCGCGATGGCTAGCCAGTAACGCTCCCGGAGGTCGGCGAGGGGGCTTTTCCCCCGTCATCGTCCGGCGCCGCCTCGATTTGGGCGTCGACCTGGGCGAGCATCATCTCCCGCTGCAGATCGTCGAGGCCGCCGATGTTCTCCAACGCGGCCCGCAACTCGACCAGCTCCGATTTGGATGCCTCGACCTCAAGCTCGTCGCGGTACGGGTCGACGTCCTCGATCCGGACCTTCCCCGGGTGCTCCAGGTCGAGGAGATGCCATAGCAGGACCCGCCGCGCCGACGACTGCTGTTGCAGGATTCCCATGCGCCACTGCTCGACCGCTGCCGTTTTCTCACCGATCAGTTTCGCGTACCGGCGTTCGATCATCTCGCCGCGGGACTCACGGATGCGGCCGGCCCGGAAGTTCCACGTCCGCGGCTCGTCGGCGCCGTCTGGGCGGTAGGTCACGTACATTGGATGGTCAGCCTCTCGTTCGGTCTGAGATTCGTCTCGCCATGCCGTCCATGGCCTTCTCCGCGGCTTTGATCGCTGCGGCACGGTGGCGGGCAATCGTGGCGTCGAACCAGCCGGGGCGCCCGGTCTGGGTGGTGTACACGTCGGGGTTGCCGTACACCTGGTGTCGCCACTTCCGGGCGTTGAGACGCTTCGGGGCGTTCCGGAAACCGCGTGGCATGCCCGCCTTGCGTGCCCTGATCGCGACGCCCGGGGATCGGCCGCCGGTGCGTACCTGCACGGCGACACGAGCCGCGACAGCGGACCGCAACCCCGGGCCGACAGTCTTCCCCTGCGACGACATGGAATGGATCGCCGTCCTCGCGGCCGCGGCCGCCGGGCTTACCGCAACCGTGAGCATCTTCACGAGGTCGCGGGTCAGTTCTTTGCCGTCTGCTTCCTTGCGCAGGGCGGACGTCAACGCAGTCAGAGACTTTTGATCGACCTCGATGCGCCCGATCACGGCCGCTTCCTCGCCGTCTTACGGGGGTTCCGGGACTGGTGCACGTAGCCACTTCGGTGCCGTCTTGAGGTCGGCGGGGTAGGCGCGGCGGGCGACGTGAACTGTGTACGCGCCCGCCTGGTCGTAACTGACCAGGACCGAGCCGGGAAGGCTAACCTCCGGGTCAACACCAATCTCGACCAGCCACGACGCCAACTCGGCCACCTGCTCCTCAGACAGAGTTGCCGGATCGTCGATGCGTGCATGGAGCCACGGGCCGCGCCGGCCACCACGGTGCACAGCAACTGGCTCGAGACGTTCCCCGAACTGGATCGTCACGCGACCGCCCGGGTGACGGGCCCCGAGGTTGGGAAACTCACGTCTACCTCGGCGACGTCGCCTGGCGAGCCGGACAGCGGCTTCCACTCCTTGATGAGGACCGACCCCGTGTACTTGGGGTTGCTGGTGCCCACCGCGGCCTGGGAGAGGCGGACCTCGAAGGTGACGACGGTGCCGAGGATCGTCCAGAAGTCCTCGTCGAGGCCGTCGTCGGCGATGTCCTGCTTCAGGCCGAGGGCGAGGGTGCCGGACTTCAGCCCGCCGAGGACTTCCTTCCAGCCAAGGCTTGCGAAGGTGGTGACGTCCTTCTCCTCGACGTCTACCGAGAGCTCCACCTTGGAGCAGTGGTCGTAGATTGCGCCAGGTCCGGTGATGGACACATAGGCAGCGGTGAGTACCATCATCGGCATGGCGGTGGACCCTCCTCAGGGCATGGTGAAAGGCCCGGTCACACCTACGGAGCCGGGAGAGGTTTAGAGAACGGTCAGTCGGCGAACCAGGCGCCCCTCGCGGGCGCGATACAGCGGGTCGTTGAACAACTCCGGCCAATCTGGTGTCGGGCCGAGGTCGATGATCCGAGGCGCAGCCCTCGCCGGCTCGTCCGCGGCCCAGTCCAGACACCGACTATTGGTCGACGCGGACGTGAGGTACTCGCTGACGTGGAGCAGGTAACGGTCCTCGCGCCTGAATACCGCGAGCGCGTGCGCGTAGTTGATGCCGAGCCTCTTCAGCCAGCCCTCGATAGCCACCCAGCAGGCGACTTCCTTGTCTGTGCCGCCCGCGTATACCGCCGCGGGGAGAAGCTGGTCGTCGTTCATCGTGACCCGGAAGACAAAGACGTTCTGAGCCATCACTTCACCCCGGCGGCGACCAGGAAAAGGAACGACGGGTTGGTGCCAGTGATGGTCCATTGCGCTCTGAACCACGGATCGGTGACCGGTCCGGCCGCGCGTCTGATCTGACCACCGATGGCAGTGGCCGCGGTGAAGGTGAGCACATCAGTCGGAGAGCCGAAAGTGTTGTCCACATCGGATTGGATCTTGACGGTGATGGTCGGTGTTGCTGTGCCTGCGATCGACAAGACATGCAGCGTCGCGTACAGGTACTCGGTGGCAGACAAGGCCGCGAGTTCCACCGCGGTGCCGGAACCTGTCGCCGTCCGCGCGGTGCCCGGCGGATGCGCGACCCTCCCACGTGCGAGCGGCCATGCCCCCGACGCGCCGCTGGTCCACGGTGCGACATCGCCAACAGCGCCGCCGAGCTTGTAACTGGCCTTCATCGCCTGCAACATCCAGGCCAGGTCCCCGACCGCGGCACCGTTCGGGCACACCGTGTATGCGCCGACAGCACCAAGGTTCGTCCACGACTCGTCGTCGACCTTGCCCAGGTCGCCGGCCTCCCACTGACCCTCCGCGGCCAGCGCGCTGGTGAACAGTCCGCCGAGTAGCTCTTTCCAGCCCCCGCTGGCGAAATTTGTGACGTCCTTCTCCTCGACGTCCGTTGCGAGCTCGATCTTGTTGGACCGGGCGGTCAGGTCGGCGGCGCCGCCGAACAT